ATGAAACGCCTGAAAATAACTCCGGTGAAACATACTCAAAGCGGGCGCTGGCAGGTTCGTATTCCGGCCAAACTTTCCGGATCCGGAAAGAGAGAAACAAAATATTTTCCGACCAAAGCGGAAGCAATGGGATATATCTCCAACCTGGAAGACGTTGCTGCAGGGTTGCATTTGGGGGAAACGTTGATGACAAGATCAGAATATGATGCCATCATCGAAGAACTTGCCCGTTTAGCACCGTTCAACGTGACGCTTAAGGATGTTATTGACTATTACATCGCACGGCATCGGGCCAGTGATGCACGCAAAATATCTATTCTTGAGCCTCTTTACCGTGATACGTTGCAAGATGCCTCTTCTCATTACCGGAGCCGTGTAAAACAGGTTTTAGGTGCTTTTGCCTCTGTATTTGGGGATTGCCTGATTGACGACGTGACGCCGGATGAATTTGAAAAATGGCTGTCCGGATGGAAAACGACGCCGCCTTCATACAATTCCGCGTTGCGCCACATTAAGCCGTTTTTTACGTGGGCCATCAGCAAAAAATATGCTGTTCAATCACCCGCTGAAGGAATCAAACAACGCAAGCACCAGAGGGCGCCTATTTCCATTCTTACGCCCGCGCAGGCACATTCCCTGCTGGCCGCTTGTCGGGATTATTCAGGAGACGGAGAGATGCCGGAAAATCTACGCGTAAACGCGGTGGATATGAAAATAGCAGTAGCCGTTTTGCTTTTTGCTGGTGTCCGGCCTGAGGAAGTTACCGCGCTGACGTGGGAACATGTTAAGTTGGCTCATGGCTATATCAGAGTTGAACCGGAAGTCAGTAAAACCAACTCTGTACGTCTGGTGCAAATAGAGCCGAACCTAAAGGCATGGCTGGAAACCGTGCCGGAAGAAAAACGCACAGGAAAGCTCTCTCCGAAGAACTGGCAGCGCAAATGGCAGGCGGTACGTCGGAGAGCCGGCATCAGCCATTTAAACGATGTTTGCCGTCATTCCTACGCCTCTTACTGGCTGGCCGCCCATCGGGATACGCACGGACTACTGGAAAATATGGGTCACACCACCAGCAAGACGACGATTAAATATTACCTGACAGCCTGTAATCCTGAAGATGTACCTGTATATTGGGAGATTTTACCAGATGAGCACTAGTTTATTTCTCTTAGTGTAGTAATACTGTTTGGAAGCTGATCGAGAATATAAAAAGAATCCTTTCCTGTTTAGTATCAGTGCGAGGAGAAAAGATAAATAAGAAAAAAATACTATGAATATTCAATATTGCCTAAATGATTGGTCCACAGCTTATTAAGATTTTTATTTTCGAATACTGCTCTAAAAGAATGGAATATTCCCATAACGAGATTTTGCATTTCTTGATTTTCTTCCAATTCTTCTACTAAAAATCCTTTTTTCTTTAAAATTTCATAAGTGAATGGTCTCCCATGAGATTTATGTTCTGCTCCATTAGCCAGCCATTCAGAAAGATTTTGTGCCAAGGACTCTTTATTTTCATTATCATGAAACATATATGTAGTCAGCCAATTTTGTACTACTTCTTGAGAATAAGACATTGCATCTCGGCAAATTTGATAAATACCAGGAGGTAAACCTTCAAGCTTCTTGTTCCAAAAAAGAGCTGCCGATTGATTGTTTTCGATATCACGAAGAGCTTCTTCTTTCTCAGCTAAAATAGTACTTGCCGGAATTCCGCCAGCAAATTGCGGATCGATAGGCCCCAACGAAGCCAATTTGGAAAGTATGATATTGTCGCATCCCATACACATCATAGTTGCCGCAGACATAGCCTTATGGGGAACAACAGCAGTTATTTTCTTTTCCGCATATTTCTTTCTGATATATTCAATGATTTGAGCAGCGGCATCACCACTTCCGCCAGGGCTATGAATAATAAACAATAAATCGTTATTTCCCATTTTCTCCATCACTGTTGTCATCTTGGGAATATCCTGATCAGAAACAACAACTTTTTCTGCCTCTCGGCGAGAAGGATTTTCTGTTATATAAGAAGCCGCATATAGAAGTACATCGCACGATGTCAATTGGTGCAATTTATTTAGTAATTGCGTCAATATTTGAAAATCATAGCATTGTGACTCTCTTTTCAGTCTCTCAAAAAATGATCTATCATACCGAATACTCTCACTCATATTATTAAAATATCAATATATGAATAATTATTTATCAGATTTTTCAATTTTATTAGAATCATCCATATAACATTCTTCTAATATTTCTTCTTTTTTGTTTATAATGTTTATCTGCGCATATTTTAAAAAATAGCTATTATTAGATTCTTTAGCAATTTTTTGTATATCAGCCTTGTCTAACTTAATATCAGAATTTTCATCTCTACTTTGTACAGGAGATGATGGAATCTCTTCATCTTGGAAGAAATGGTATAGCAGAGGAAGTGTCATAAACAAAAAATTTAGGAGTGAAAACAATATACCTAGACGTTGGCGGGGTTACAAGCGATTTTCTCATCAGTTCCTTTTGGCTTTGTAATCAATCCCGTCGCGCTGTTGGAATTGTTCTACTCAGTTTTATAGTACGAGTCACCACGCTTAACATGTTATGGTGTTATGTTCTGATCTGACCTCTTTGTTTTTCTCTTAGCTTATGTGCTCCGTCATGAACGTCTATTCTTTCCCCTCCCTGTTCTACCTGGACTCTTTGCGCCGTGTTTGTCTGGCTGTCCGTCAGAAGGATGTGGGCTGGAAACCTCTCTTCGTATGTTTGTGGTTACCCAGCCCTCCGATGCCTCAAGAAGTAGGATGGCAACAAAAACCGCCCGCGTTTCCCAACGTGGACGGCTAACGGAAAATAAAAAAGAGGATTTACCTATAGCACATTTACCCGGTGCGTCAAGCTTTCTCCCACCTGTCCAGCGTTTCCACATAGATGCCGGAGATTTTGCCGCCGTTTATGAGGTATAAAGTATATAATCTTTTGAGCGTCAAAAAATTACAGATAAAAATATCTTGCAAAAATCCTGTTTTTCTGTATATTGCCTCTGCCGGTTGATCCGGAGCGGATGGAAATGAGTTCATTCGTAGTAGAAAGGAATTAACAATGACTTGATCAAGTACGGTGAAATGGTACAACGGCTGATTGAACTTCTGATAGTTCTGTTCAGCTGACAAAAAGGCCCCGGCTGTTACCGCAGCCGGGGCCGATTGTTAGAAAGGAATGACATGATTCCTAGTGAATTGGTACATCCCTACTATGCCCTTTCTTCCGGATTTGTCAAGCGGGCGTTTGTCATGCCTTCTCCCAGCGTTCCAAGGTTTCCACGTGCACTGCGGAGAACTCGTCCGTATTTTTACAGATGCTGTGAAGAAAATACAGAAGGATCTAGTTCTGTTGTATTAGTGTTTTTAGTATCGGGTTATGAAGTAAGGATTTATACTAAGAATAAGTTGTTGTGATGAAAGACATCTAGGAAGAATTGCCTCTGGATTTTGTTCGAATCCAAGCTTCTTTACATCATTTCGCGCTTCAATATGTGCTGTTCCAACTGTTTTGTATTCCTCTGTTATATTTTTGGCAGCCCTAAGCAGGCAAGATGAGTATGCTCCTCCTTCACTGGTGTCGGAACTGGTCTCCCTCCATGCGCATGCATATAGCTTTGTATGATATTCTAATGAAGACATAATCTTTTCATCATATTTTTTTCTAATAACTTCAACGAAATTTTCCTTACGATTAGCCAAAAGAGTGGCACGAGAGGCTTTAATCATATCTATTTCTTCAGAAATGATAGAACGGCAACAATCAAAGATGGAAAGTTGTCTATTTGAAATGTCATTAAAAACCCTTTCATCGACATCATTATTTTCACTTAATTCAAGAACTGTTCTCATTTTATATGAACCGCCATGACCTGAAAATATAGTAATAAAATAATCTAATTTTTCTTTTTTGAATTTATTTAAGAATCTATTAAGATGATCTGTAGTGGTGTTATTTAGCGTTGTTATTTCGTCTTCATGCCAACATCCTCCAATATAGCTCATAAAGAATTTACGATAATTTTCGCAATCGATATTTACTCCTGGCAATCCGTTGTTATTTCCTATGATTAGTATGTGTTTTCTCATTGTTTTTATTTAATGTATTTATTAATGAAATCTCTGAAATCCGAATCATATCCATCAATATTTTCATTTGGATCAACAGGATTTTTCCAGTTGTATTGATGCAATCGAATCCATGATTTTATGTCCACAAAATCTTCTATTTTGGATTTGTCTTTGTCAAAGTGTTCATATGTTTTGTGTAAAAAGTTATATACTCTGTTGCAAAATATATCATATCTTGCATATTTTTCATCAGTTGAAACTTTTTCAGGAGTCCATGCCTTGGTAAAATACTGTTGTTCAAGGTATGGATATTGGACGGCTATATTTAATATATGTTCTAAATCCCTATCCAGTTCAGAACGTTCGTCTCTACGTTTAAAGTTTTTAATAGTACAAAGATTAACAATCGAAACGATAACACTTGATATTGCTATCACAATACTTACAATAGAGTATATTGTTGGTGATCCCATTTTATTCAGCGATAAAGTTAACGAGTTTGTTGACAGTATTGCCCAGAGTCTGGATGTCTCCGCCTAGGCCGTTAAGGAGGGATTTGAGTTGAGCTAGTTTTTTTTCTGCTAGCAGAGCTCTGTCTTGCCATTCAGAAGAGCTGACTGGCACGGATGATTGGCATGGTGTTTGGCTTTCCGAACGCCCCCAAAGGTAATCCATAGAGACACCGAAGAAGTCAGCGAGACGGCTTAATTCTCCGGATTTGGGGGCGGTTCTCCCTTTCAAATAGCTGGAGATAGTAGCTTGAGATATATTTGTCATTCTACCTAACTCATTCTGACTAAGACCTGTTGTTTTCAACAATTCATACGTTCGAGAAATAAATATTGGGTTTGCAATAATTTCTTGTTGCATTCGTTCGGTTTTGTTGTATTTGTTTTCCTGTAGCCGGTATTTGACATCCGACAAAGGACGTTAAAACCACCGCATGTGTAACAGTAGCAACATATCATATTATGAGTAAGACTCAACAGGAAACCGATAATGATACCGGGTTTGTGTTAACCCGGCAGTACCTTTACGACAAAGGCTACAATTATTCCTCCGTCACTAGGGCTTTGCTAGTGAGAGAAGGGATTGAGGTGTCAGACCAAACGATCCGCCAGATTTGCAAGGGGACGCGGACACCGAGGCCGGGATTAATTGAGGCCATCAAAAGGCTGCCGAAGGTTGTTGTGTGCTAATGAAAAGAACTCCGACCCCAAGAAGCCGGCAGCCTAATGGAAGAAGCCCTGATTGACGAATTTATCCGGCTCGGCTGGCACGAACTGTAACCCGCCCCCTGAACAACAATGAAAAAAATGACGAACGAACAATACTGGTTGCGCCGCGACCGCGCCGAGAAAATGGAATCCCTGTACGGCTGCCCGATAGACCTGCCGGAAAATGACCTCACCCCCCGGCCCGGTATCGTACAGAACCTTGTCTTTTCCGCTCTGCTGGTTGGGATTTTCACGATCATTTATTTCATCATTAATGCATTTCTATAATGAAAGAACAACAGTATGAACCGACCATGTCCCTTGCTCAAGTATGCAAGGCTGCCCGTGAAAAAACTGGTGAAAAACCCATTCACCCGACAAATGCGGCGAAGTGGATTGCCGCCGGGAAAATACGCAAACACGTTGTTTGTGGGCTTATTCGTCCCCGCTTTTACCTCTCCGAATTTATAGAGGACTACTACAGAAATATCGCGCCCCGTTCGGTTGCCAGAATCCGTTAACCCCTTCCAACTACCCATAAACAAAAAGGCCGGGGCCAGCAGGAACTGACGCCCGACCTGAATACAATCAAACAAGGAAATAATATGAGCCTATTACAAAACATCAAGCGCGGAGTGCAGCAGCGTCCGCAGCGTGTCATCATCTACGGGCCGGAAGGCGTGGGAAAATCCACGCTGGCGGCCGGGTTGCCCGCCCCCCTCTTCCTGGACACGGAAGAAGGAACCCAGCACATGAATGTGGACCGCATCCAGGTAGACCACTACGGCGCCATGCTGGAAGCCCTGCAGGACATCTACAAGAAAGCCCGGAACGGAAACCTCCCTTACAAAACGCTCGTCATCGACACGGGAGACCGCCTGTGGGACATGTGCGCCCGCCAGGTCATCAGGGACTACAACGCCTCCCCCAAAGACGGAAAAATCTCCTCCATTGAAAGCATCGGCTATGGAAAAGGGTACGCCCAGGCCAGCGAAATGTTCGTCAACCTGCTTTCCGTCTTTGACAACTGCCGGAGCGCAGGGCTGCACATCGCCGTCATCTGCCATTGCCGCGTGGAAACGGTGAACCCTCCGGAAGGGGAAGCCTACACCATGTACACCATCAAAATCAACGCTCCGGCCAAACAGGCCATCACCGCCAAGGAAAAACTCAAGGAATGGGGGGACGCCATCCTGTTCTGCAACTACGTGACCACCTTCACGGACGGAGGCAAGGCCAAAGGCGGGGAACTGCGTGCCGTCTACACGGAGCACCGGGCCACCTGGGAAGCCAAAAACCGGCACGGGATGCCCGCGGTGATGGCGATGGACGCCGGGGAAATCTCACGCCTGCTGTTTGGAGAGGGCTGCGGACCTTCCGGGAACGCTCCGGCCGGCGAAAAGCAGGCGCCGCCTCCCGCACAGCAGGAAAAACCGGCTCCCTCCCTGGCGGACCAACTGGCCGCGGTCATCAACGACGTGCCGGGAGCGCTGAACTTCCTCGCGTACAAAAAGGAAATCCAGCCGGGGCAGGGCCTTGAAGCCGTCTCGGAAAAATTCGCCTCCTTCATCCTCTCCGCCCCCGACCGGTTCAACACGGCCGTTCTGCAATACAACACCCCTGCCGCCCAATGAAACCCGTCACCTGCATCAACGTCGCCCGCGAAACCGGGCATGCCGTCCTCTCCCTGGACGGAGCGGAATACGCCGTCAGCCTGGACGACCTGCAAAAAATCCTCGCTGACATTGCCGGGCCCCGTCCGGCCCCGGCCACGGAACTATTGAGGCCGTCCCTGCTCCCCAAGCTGGCGCAATGCCCCTGCTATGTCTCCTCCCCTGACGCGGGGGAAGCGGCCCGGCGGGGAACCCGCATGGACGACGCCTTCCGGTCCCTGCTCATGGGAGTGGACGAATTCAGGGCGTGTGAACACCTGAAAGCCGATGAAAAAGAATCCATCCTCTGGGCGGTGAAAACGGTCCGAACGCTCTGCTCCGGCGAAGAGGTCATTGCCGACAAAAACCGCTGCGCCTTCCCGCAATGGCACCCCCGCGTGACAGGCGGGGAAGCGGACTGCCTCTGTCCCGCGCTGGGCAAACTCTTCGACCTCAAAAGCGGCCAAATCCGCAACTACTGGGAACAGCAGGCCTCTTACGCGAAATCCTTCATGGAACGGGAATTCCTGGATGAAATCACCTGCCACCTCCTCTACTGCGACCAGCAGCAAATCGTCACCCGGAAATTCACCTACCGGGAAGCCATCTCCATCGTCAACGGCGTGGTGGACGCCGTGGACCGCGGCGGCGGGCCGCGCCTCTGCGACTACTGCGGCTGGTGCGCCTCGCAGGACACCTGCCCGCTGCGGAACCGGGCGGCGCAGGAAATGCTGACCCTGGCGGAAGCCGGAACGCTGGAAGAAAGCTTCGCCGAAATCGCGGAAAACCCATCCAGGCTGGCGGAATTCGTCACCAAGGCGGCTGTGCTGGAAAGTTACGTCAAAAAAGGAAAAGAAAAAATCCTCGACTACCTCAACAACGGAACGGAAGTCCCCGGATTCAGGCGCGTCTCCCGGAAAGGCACGGACACCGTCGCTCCGGAAGACGTCGCCAAATACGCCACCTGGATTGGCGTCCCGAAACTCCTGAAATCCTATGGCCCGCTCAAGGCGGACGTCTTCCGCGCCCTGTTCGCGGAAGCATTGCCGGAACAACAATTCCCGGAAGAACTGGTCAGGACGGGGGCCGGCTCCTCCTACGTCAAAAAAATCTCCGTCTCCAAAACCGCAACCACCAAATAACCATTATGTTCAGTTACATATCAGAAGGCGAGCCCAGCGAATACGGATTCCTCCCCGCGGGCGTCTACGAAGGAAAAATCGTCAAAATGGAAGAAGGAATCTCCCAGGGCGCCAAAACGCGGGGATGCCCGCAGCTGGCCGTCCACATCAGAGCCTTCGGCCCTGAAGGGGCGGCGACGGTCCGTTACTACCTGACCAACTCGAAAGACCTGGCCTGGAAAATTGACCTGTTCGTCAAAAACGTTACCGGGAACGTCTACCAACCCGGCCAGCAGGTCATCATCAACCCGGCGGAATACCTCGGCAAACCCTGCTACGTCCGGCTCAACGTCAGACAGGGAGACAAGCCCAGGGCAGACGGGACTTATCCCGAATTCAGCAACTGCGAAGACGTGCTGGGGCCGGACGAAGCCCGGGCCATCATGGCGGCGCAGGACAGGACAGCGGCGGGGCGCGGCGGAGCGCCCCTGCCTCCGCGCCCGGCGGACCTGCCGGCCAACAACCACATGAGCGCCACGGCGGGACCGCCGGCGGAAGAAGACGAAATCCCCTTCTAATCAACAGCCATGAACAAGCCGATAACCATCATGCTGCCGATTGTTCCCCCGACGAAAACGCACCAGAACAAAAAAATCGTCAACATCGGGAAACACGCCAAACTGGCGGACACGAAAGAATTGAAACTGGTCATCAGCGATTACCTGACCCTGCTGAAACCTTATCAACCGGCCCGGCCCCTGACGGGGCCGGTCTCCCTGAAGCTGGCCTTCGTCTGGCCCTACCGCAAGAGCGAGCCGAAAAAAAACCGGATCGGGCTCATTCCGAAAACGACCAAACCGGACTGGGACAACCTGGCCAAAACCCTGCAGGATGTCCTGACCCGGTTGAGATTTTGGGAGGATGACGCCCAGGTGTATTCCGCGTCCGTGGATAAATGGTGGGGCGAAGAACCACAAATAACAATCACTGTGCAAGAAGGATCAGAGCAATGAAACGGAATCCTCACATCATCGTTCAGCAGGTTTGCCCCATGAAGAAAACCGACGACGGGAAATACGAAGTTCAGGCCGCGATTGTACACCACAAAGGAATTATCGCCCGCTATCGCATGGAGTACCCCACGAAACGGCATGCCCGGTGGGCGCAGCACCTTATTTGCACAGTGAAAAATGCTTCACGCCTCCGTTGTTCTGATGAACTTAAAGCCTTGATTGAGGAAGGACCCCGATGAAAACGCCTAAATGCCCTCTTTGCGGCACACCTTTGAAAGCCATACGAGGATATGATGCCCATGGGATAACAACCGATTGGGTTGCTGGTTGCTACAACTGCTTCTTCCAGAGTTCCCATTTTTGGAAAACCAAGAAGGCATGTATTGAAGATATGGATAGGCTTGTTTCTTTGTTTCCTCCCATCATGAGGGTGCAGGTTGGTGATAAGTTACATTTTATAGACAGGTCTCTTAAGTATCAGTACTGGGCTACACTTACGGACGTTGATGTGAATGATGCCTGGATCAGGACAGATAAAGGCTCATGCCGCCCGGACGACGTGCTTAAATGGCCATGGGAGCTTAACAGGAAGGAGGCCAGCAATGATTAACATCCTCCTATCCGTCAGGCGGCCTTTCTCCGAGAAAATTTTGTCCGGCGAAAAGAAATGGGAACTGCGTAAAAATGCGCCACGCCTCAACAAAGGCGACTCCGTCACACTGTGGCTCTATGAATCCGGCCAGTACGGGACACGGGGCATCATCGGCAAGTGCCGTTTAGTTGTCACTGCTGGACTTCGACCATATCCCCCAAAGGGAATTTTAGAATGGACCATGAAGCAAGCTTGCGTGACGGAAGAGCACCTGCGGAATTACCTGCCTTGCTATGTCTGGGGCATCCAAGACCCCGTGAGGATTTCCACAGTGCCGCTCTCTGACATCGGCATGACCCGCCCGCCGCAGTCTTGGCAGTACCTTACTGACGAGCAAGCAGACATCTTAGAAAGGAGGCTCGCATGAAATACCTCTTTGACCTGCCACCCCGTGACCTTGCACGGAAACCCTACGCCGTGGGATTGCCCCCGGAGGTGGATGCTTGGGCTAAGGCCAACAAGCACCGTATCGGAACGTATCGATCTTGGTGCAGGCCGCAATATTCCGTTTTTATCGGGAATGTCGATATGCTCCAAGAATTGTGCAACCTGTATGATGACTATGGGTTTATTGCCTACGGCAACACCAAGGGCACTGCCGTTCAGCATCTTTACAACAATCTCCAAATGCGAAAAGCCACGGTGGAAGATGCCTTGCGTTTCCTGCTGGGCTATTTGCAAGACCCGCAAGAGGCCAAGAAATACGCCGCGGCTTTTGGCGTGGATATGGCGGCGGACGGAAAGGAGGCAGTGTTATGAAAGCCATTCTTGACGCCTGCTGCGGCTCCCGCATGTTCTGGTTTGACCGCCGCCATCCTGACGTGGTGTTCATGGACCGCCGGGAGGAAACGCACATGCTTTGCGACGGGCGAACCCTGGAAATCAAGCCGGACGTCGTCGGGGACTTCCGGAAGATGCCTTTCAACGACGGGGCGTTTCGCCTTGTGGTATTCGACCCTCCGCACTTGATTCACGCTGGGGAATCATCCTGGCTGGCCAAGAAGTACGGAAAACTGGACCAGAAAACCTGGAGGGAGGATTTGAAATCCGGCTTCCGGGAGTGTTTCCGGGTTTTGGAACCGGGCGGCATTCTGGTGTTCAAGTGGTGCGAGGATCAGGTTTCAACCGCGGAAGTTCTGAAACTGGCCAGCCATGAACCTTTGTTCGGACACCGCCGCGGGAAGACCGTCTTCCTGGTCTTTATGAAATCTACAACCCCCAACTGACGCTTTTTTGATTATGGAATTCATCAACATCCCAACAGCCTTGTTTTCCAGCCCCGAATATATCGGGGCGGAACCCATACAGCGCGCCACCTGGATCTCTCTGCTGGCCTGGTGCTGCGAACAGGAAAACGGCGGCATCATTGAGGGCTGCCGCTCCTGGGGCATGCGCCGCTGGATGCAGACCTGCGGCGTGACGGATCAGGAAATCAGCGTGGAAAACGAACTCTACCACTTTGACGGCGACAATCTCATCGTATTCGGATATCCGCATGAAATTCAGGAAACCCTGAAAACCAAAAGGAAAACCGCTCGTGAAAATGGAAAATTAGGAGGCCGCCCCAAGAAAACCCATGTTGAAACCCACACAGGAACCGACGTGGAAACCGAAGAAAAACCTACGTCGGTTATTTCAGAAACCAACGTAGGAACCGAAATAGGAACCAACGTAGCCCCCTATGTTGAAACCTATCCGAAAACCGTAAGGGAAGGGAAGGAAGGGAAGGAAGGAATTCACCCCCTTACCCCCTCTCCGTGCACCGTGGAAGAAGTCGAAGACCATCTTCGGGCCGCGGCCTTTGCGGGGCGTGTGCGTTTAACCCCCGACCAGATACCGGACTGCGCCACAGCCTACTGGGGAAGCCGGGATGCCGTCAACTGGACCCGCAACGGCATCCCCGTGACCAAATGGCAATCCGACGCCATCAGCTTCGCCACCTCCTACGCCGTCAACCATCCGCCACCCCCTGGGAACGGAGACAAAGACCCTTACAGCAACCTTGAAGAACTTTAACAATCAACAATTTCAAAAAAACATGATCGACTCTCAGACACTCATCGACGCCGAAAAACTGGTGCTCTCTCAGGCAATGGACGGCTCCCAGGCCTTTGCTGACCTCCGGGACAAGGGCATCAGCCGCCAGACATTCAGCCTCCCGGCGCACCAGCAAATCTGGACCGCCCTGGAAACCGTCGCCGGCACGGGAGGAACCGTGGACGCCCTCACCGTCATCGCCCGCCTTGAAGCCCAGGGCCAGCTTGACGCCGTGGGAGGACACGCCGGAGTCGTGGAAACGGCCACCTACGGAGCCCTTGCCCGGTACAAAACCGCCGCCGCCCTGGAAATGGTCACGGAAGCCGCCAAAAAGCATGCGTTGCTCGCGTTTGCCTCCCGGATGGCGGAAGCTGCCGGCGATCAGCTCAAAAGCGCGGAAGAAGCCCTTGATGAAGCCGAGCGCGGCATGTCCGCCCTGCGGGACCGGTGCGGCGTCCGCCAGACCGAAACCATCCGCGGAGCCGTGGGAACCATCATTGAAAACCTGCAATGGCGCATGAACAACCCCGGAGCCATCAAAGGAATCTCCTCCGGATACCGCCGCCTGGACCTGACCCTGGACGGCCTGCAGCCCGGCGCCATGATCGTGCTTGCCGCCCGGCCCGGAGTCGGGAAAACCGCCGCCCTGGTCAACATCCTCACCAACATCTGCCTCGGGGGAACCCCCGTGGGCATGTTCAGCCTGGAAATGCCGAAATCCCAGCTCCTGGAACGCATCCTCTACGGCATGGCCGGCATCAACTCCGACGACATCCGCCGCGGCAGGCCGATGACGGTCGGACAGCAGCAGCATTTCACGGCCGCCGTCAGAAAAATCACGGCCGCCCCGCTGCACATCGACGACGAAAGCTCCCTTACCATCGACAGCATCAGAGCCCGGGGCCGCCGGATGGTCCGGGAACACGGCGTCAAATGCATCGGCGTGGACTACCTGCAGCTGGTGCGCTCCACGACCCAGCAGGCCCGGGGAAGCCGTGAACGAGAAGTCTCGGAAATCTCCGCCGGCCTCAAATCCCTGGCCAAGGAACTCAATATTCCTGTCCTGGTGCTGGCCCAGCTCAACCGCGACGTGGAAAAAAGAGCCGGGAACGCCCAGGGCAAACCGGTCGTTTCCGACCTGCGCGACTCCGGCTCCATTGAGCAGGACGCCGACCAGATCATCATGATTCACCGCCCCTACATGTACAAGCCCGACAAGCACGACCCCACGGAAGCGCAGTGGATCATCGGCAAAAACCGCTTCGGACGGCTGGGACGTATTCAATTCCGCTGGACCGCGGAACTCACAAAATACGAGGAAAAACAGAATTATCCCGTCACCAACAAATGAGACCCCCCAAACCATCCCTGCGAAAAAACAAGCCGACGCGGCGAGGAAAGCCCGGATCCTACAAACTGCGCTTAACGCTTCTGGTGGATCCCAGAAAGAAAGGCAAACTTGTCGAGCTGGGACTTGGCACCAACGACAGACAGGAAGCCGAAGAACGCGCCAACAGCATTATCAATGCTCTGGAATCCGCCGGACTCTACCGTCTTCCCGCCGTCCGCATTCTGGAACATCACGTAGCCCAATTTGGCAAGATTGAACCTCCCCCCTTTGAACATCCAGAATTGCCTCTATGGTAACACCCCTGGAAAAATTCCTGGCAAAACATCCCACACCCTCCGGCATGGATTCAAAGGAATGGGCTGCTCTGAACGCTGCCATGAAGGAAAACAAGTTTTTCTCTTCCAAGGTGGAGAATATCAGATTGCTGGAACGGCTGCACAGGTTGATTAAGAATTATCTGACAGGAGAAAAGGAGACTTTACCCAATGGGGAAACGGTTATCAAGGTAGGAAGCGCCGCGGACTTTTCCAACCAGGCACTTCAATGGCTCCAAACCGAGGGGCTTGTTCCACCGGACGCCGAAGGCCCGAAGTATCACAACGATATTAAAAACATCGGTGCTCTGGCCCGTCTGAAGCTCATTTTCAAGACCAACGTCCGGCAAAGCATTGGGGCTGCTCAATGGGAGGCATCCATGAAACCGGCCAATCTCAAAGCATGGCCTGCTTTCCGGTTCATCCGCTTTCCGGGAGCCAAGACAAAGCGGCTTGTTCATGTCGTCAACGAAGATGCTGTCCGGCTTAAAACCGACTTTACTTTTTGGGCAGACGAAATGAACGCCGCCAGCCTCGGGGGCTTTGAGGTCCCCTGGCCGCCGTTCGGCTTCAACTCCTACATGGATCAGGAGCCTGTTTCCCGGGAAGAATGCGAACGGCTGGGACTACTCAAACCCGGGGAGCCGTTGAAGCGTCCAAGGGGTGCGGAGCGCTTCGGGATTGACCTGATTGAACGGTACGGGTACGGCAAGAAGGCCAGTACGGCGAAGTTGCCGGAGGAACTGAAGGCCAAATTGAAAAAGGTCTATGAAGACCGCTGGGGAGTCAAACAGGACAAATCTGATGAGGTTGTCTTTCCCTCACAGGAAGTGGCGAAAAAGGCCAAGGAAACGGCGGAGAAAGTCATCAAGGTTCCCTCTGCTCCCATTCCTGCGCCAGTCTCAGCCGTCACGCACACGGTCAGCCTGGGAGATGTCCCCAAGGTGAAGATGCCTGCCCCGTTGACGGATAAGGAAGCTGATGACCTTTTGCGAAGCGTTACCGGGGAAGTGTGGGCAAAGGCATCCAGACTGGAAAAGAACGCTTTGTTTTCCTACACCGGAAATGGATATGCCCGCATCAACAACGATTTGAGGAAGGGGAAGTCCAACGCCAAGGCGAAACAGATCGCCAAAGTCATTGACAGATGCAAAGTGCCTCAAGACATGGTTGTTTTCCGTGGCTGTGGGGTTTACAAGGAATTGAAAGACGCTTTGAACTGGAAAGGAGAAGAAATAACAGACGAGCTGGTTGATATGCTCAATCTCTCCGTAGTGGGAAACCCTCTCAAAGACGAAGGTTTCATGTCTGCTGCCGTAGCGGAGGGGAAAGGATTCATGAACCGTCCCGTGTTGTTCAGAATTCTCCTGAAGAAGAAAACCCGTGCCATTTATGCAGAGCCCTTTTCCAGATTCGGGGCAGGGGCCGGTAAGGACTGGGACGGCCTTAGCCCGCAAACCTATTTTAGCAGTGAAGATGAAATCATCATCCAGAAGGGAGGAACCCTCAAATTTCTCCAATTCCATAATCAGAACGGGAAATTGATCATTGACTGTGAATTGATACAATAATGATATGAAAGAAGAAACATCACCAGCGCACAAGAGAATTTGGGAGTCTGATTTCAAAGGATGCAAAACATCCCACCCTCTCCTGATGAAATGCCTTTTGTGCTCCAAGAAGAAGCTCAACCCGGGTAGTATGGAATGTAGCGCTTATGAGCGTAAACCTGATAGTATCCTCTACGATAACGCGGACTGCCCCAGCTTTGAACGCTGTATTGACGCGGAAGGGCTGCGCTGGATTGAAGGATATGTGAAACTCTCCGGAAAGGCGTACGTTCCCCGCCAGGACGATATACCCCCGGCAGGGTGGGAAAAAATCAACAAGGAGTATGCGAAATGAAGAAAGAGAGGACCGGGAAGAAGGGAAATGTTTCCAGGTATAGCGCTGCCCTCTCTGAACGCATTTGCGGTCATATACGTTGCGGGGATAGTCTGAGGAAGGCTGCCGAAAAGGAAGGCATTCCCCATCCCACGGTGATGAATTGGGCCAGAGAGAACGCGGATTTTGCAAACCAATACGCGCGCGCGTGCGAGGAACGGCTTGCCGCCCTAGAAGACAAGTTGCTTGACCTTGTGGAGAAAGGGCATGAAGTGGCCCCACGTGCCGAAATAGGGGGAACCATGCTGCAGGCGGTCAAGTTGGAAATAGACACGCTCAAATGGATGCTTGCCAAGCTGATGCCGAAGAAGTACGGAGACCGTGCGGCGCTGGCTCTGGAAGGTGGAGAAAAAAACGTAGAGGTGACCCATAAACTTCCAGCAGAAGCAATCGTTCCGTTAGTGGCAGCCTTGAGAGAAATATGGTCCGAAGAGGAAGAAAGCTAGGGCCTCCTGTCAGGCCGGAAGATTCCCCCGTCATCTTTGCCGCCGTGGTGCTGGGGGAAACGGGGCTGTACAAATGGCAGATGAAGGCTCTTGAACGTGCCGCCCGCGGCAAGCGCGTTGCCCTGCGTGCAGCCAACGGATCCGGCAAAACGGATAAAGTGATCGGCATCCTTGCTCTGTGGTTCCTGTGGCGTTTCCCCCGTGGGCGCATGCCTATTACGTCCGGCTCATGGCGCCAGGTAAAAAACCAGCTCTGGCCTGCCCTGGAACGGCACCGGAACAACCCATCCCTTGCGGGCTGGAAATGGCTCAAGAATTGCCGCGTGGAAACGCCGGAAGGGGGATTCATCGAAGGCTTTTCCACCAACCACGCCGGGAAGGCGGAAGGCTGGCACGGGCGTGTGACGGACGAATTCAAGGATGAGCGGAAGGAACAGGAGGAGGAAGACCCCCGCAGCGAGAAGAAAGCCCGTCTGTTTGACGTTGACGAGTTTACCGGGGATGATCCTTCTTCCCCCGTGTTTTTCGTGGTGGACGAGGCAAAGACGGTTCCTGATGAAATCTTTGACGCCATTGAACGATGTACGCTTCAATTCTGCATCTACCTTTCATCCCCAGGCAAGCCGGAAGGGCAATTTTATCGCTGTTTCCACGAGGAAAAAGAACTCTTCTGTCCGATGGTGGTAACGGCCTTTGATTGCCCCCATATCTCCCAGGAGCGCATTGACCGCATTCTGGCCCGTGTGGGGGGTAATGAGGATGATTCCTATTACCGTTCCGTCGTGCTGGCGGAATTCACGCTGGAAGGAGATTTGTACATCATTGACCCTGGAAAACTGGAATGGGGTCAGCGGCAGCCCTACGAGCCGCGCAGGGGGCGCCCCGTGGCCTTCCTGGACATTGCCGCGGGCGGGGATGAAACAGTCCTTGCCATCTGCGACGGAAACGAAGCTTGGATTGAATACGCGGAACGACAGCGGGACACGGTGCAGAGTGTCCGCAAGTGCATTGCCACCCTCAAGGGGCTGGGCATTGCGGATTGTGATTTGTGGGTGGACGCTCCGGGCATGGGCCTGGCTGTCATCAGCGATTTTAATGAATCAGGTTGGTATCCGAATGAGTTCTTTGGGAACAACCCTCCGGAAGACCGCGACCGCTACATCAATCTCTCGGCGGAATGCTGGAATGACGCCGGACTGGAACTCATGACCGGGCGAGTGCATATCAGGTCCAGGCGGTCGGACAAGACGCTTTTCGTGCAGTTGACTACCCGGAAGAAGGAATATGCGGACGATTCCAGGCTCAGGAACGAGAAGAAGGAGAAAATGAAGGCTCGCAACCTGTCTTCTCCTGATCGCGCGGACGCCTTGCTGGGGGCTATATGGGCTTCCTTTCGTGGAGTTTCCGGAGTTTGGACAGGAGAGGGCAACAGGCCCATTGTGGGCAAGAGTCAGCACGCCGTCAAACATACGGGGAAATTTTATCCCATTTAGGACTGTTCGTAGCCCATTTTGACATTGTTGTACCCTCCCTCGCGTTGGGGCGATAATGCGTGCATGAGGCAAGCCGCCAACTACAACGTACACGCCACGGAATCCCTGCCGCAGTCTCTTGCGCTGCATTTTATTTCTCCATCCGGTGAGGATATGGACATCAGCGGCATGACGCTCCGCGGCGCGGTGGTACAGGATGGAGTGATCATGCTGGACTGTGCCGTTACGGGGGCAAGTACGGCATTGGTGACATGGCCGAGGCTGGCCGCCGGATGCGGCGCTTATGATATTTTTCTGACCGACGCATCGGGAAAAGAATACCCCTTGTTGAAGGGAGCCGTGCATGTAGTGTCTCGCGTTACGCCTCCAGATGGAACGGAAGATGCCGCGGCCGTAGCTGGTGCACTTGATGTCTCCATCCCCGAAACGGAAGACGGCTCCGTAACCATTGTGGAAAACCCGTCCATTGTGGTCGAGGAACTTGTACGACAGGCCGAAGCGGCTCGGGATGAAGCAAAGCGGCTTGTGGAAACTCTGGGTGAACAGGTGGAAAGCGGGGAATTGGTCAATGAGGCTGTAGCAAATAAATTGCCGGGTGCGCTCAAGGATGCGGGAGTGGAATTGGCTGCGGCAACCGGGCAATCCACCTTGTCCAGCGGGGACGCCGCCGACACCTGGACCATCGTCGGAGGCTACGCGATGACCTGGGGAGACGAGATTCTGGCCGGGCATCTGCCCGACAGCTGCCGTCTGAAAAGCATTTCAACCGTGTATTTTTTCACCGACCCGGCCCTGAATCAATATTGCCTGCGTGTCTGGCGGCTGACGGACGGCGCTTACAGCCTGATCGGCACCTCCGCCTATGTGTCCAACCTGGACAGCGTCCAGACGGCCACGTGGGTATTTACGCCGGGCGTTACGTTGCAACGCGGGGACAAGATCATTATCCAGGTATGCGAAGGGACCGAGATGACGCCCTATGCCTTGGGTATGCACGCCGTGCTTACTCCGTCCGTCCCCGGACGCGGTTTGATCACAGAAGTGGTAAACCCTCCCACCGTGAACGGCACGATGGCCCCGCTGATGACCGTGGTGGTGGACTATGACGACGGCATCACCCTGGGAGGGATGGAACTGGCTACCGCGCGGCAACTGGATAGCCTGGGGAGGGATGTGCGGCAATCTTCCGCGACTGCCGAGGCTGCGGCGCGGACGGCTGGCCAGAACGCCGCCACGGCATCCACGGCTGCCGATAACGCCGCAACATCCGCCACCAGCGCGGCCAACTCCGCCACAGAAGCCCAGCAGGCCCTTGCCGCCATCCCGCAGGTAGATGCTGCTGGTAACATGACGCTCGCTGGCGGTCTGACTGCGAACGGCACCGTCAATGCCAACGGCGGCGTCAACATCCCGCTGGCCGTGGGAGCGCCGACGGATACGGCAGCGGTCAACCGCCTGCATGCCGCAGGCTTGGCCGGAGTGACGGACATTTTTTCCCAGCACGCCTACCTCAACACGGGCAGCATTACGGCGACAGGGACGGCGGCAACTACCGCTCTCATTCCCGGCCAGTATGCGCAGGTTAGAGTGCCTGCCGGGACTCACAGCACGATTGTCTTTCCCTTCACAGGGCCTAACGGTCAACATAATTATTCCAACTTTGCGGGATTCTCCATTCCGTGGCGCATACTCGGCGCAGGCAAAATTACCATAGGCATCGGACGAGGCAGCAAAACGACAAGATCTGATTTAACCCAGGGATCGTACAGTATTATCCCTGGCAATAATCTGGCCCACAACAGCGGCGAAATTCTGGACATCACATTTGATAATGTACGGGATGCGACCCGCGGGGGCTACGTGGTCAAGGTGCGTGAGATTTACGCTCTTTCCAAGGCGGCAGGGTGGAGGGTGAAAACTACTACAAGTTTTGTGCCCGCGACGCATAACGAGCCTATACCTTCAATCGTTAATAAAATTATCTATCATCAACGAACCCAGTACAAATTCGAGAGCGAATATATTTCGTACGGCAGCCTCTATTTGCTGACGGGCGGAGGGCAGACGGTGCAGCTGCATAAAATCGCGGCGGTGCGCGGCGTTAATGCCTTTGAAACGGGCTTGGGGATTAGTTCGATAGTTACTGATTTGCCGGGGAACGCGAGCGGGGATGTGTACATGCATGTTGGGTCTGCGGTGCGCACCCTCTACCAGCCCGGCAACATCAATCCCGTTTATTACGCGCTGGAAGCATTGGCAAGAAACGATATTGAAGCCGAAGAAACGGCTGATTTTGTGGACATTAACATACCTCTCTAATGATGAACGACGCAGAAATACAAATTCAGTTCCCGCAGCCCGGCAACTGGCAGGAATTCACTCTGACAGCTGTCTATCAGGACGCGGACGGGTACACCCGCATAGACCGCTATACGCAGGACGAAATTCCGGCGAACCAGACCCCGGCCATGGCCGCCGTCGTTGCCGCTCTGGTGGAACTGGGCGAGGACTGGCAAGCCGTCCAGGTATGGGCAAGGCTGGGAAAAAATGCCCTGACCCTTGCGGAAGACGGCACCTATACAATGATTGATGCGGTGTCTTTGACCGTTGAGGCCGTCCATGCGGAGACCAAAGGCCGCAGGATTTTTACAGCCGCGGACTACCCGGCTTTTATCTTGGACGACCCCGCCGCCGTGGACTTTTTCAAGCACTTCACTACCCTCAATCAATAACAACCATAATCATATGACTACTAGTAATAAATGCAATCACGCCTTGGAAATTGCCGAGGATATGTATAACGCCTATGCCGACGGCAAGGACCGCTACAAGCACCAGCCGATGGTGAAATACGCCGACCTGCCGGACGACGATAAAGCCGGCTGGCTGAACGTAGCAGAACAGGCCCTCCCCATCATCGGCAATCACGCCTTGGGAGACATCCGCGACTATCTCGGCGTTAAGGCTTCCGGCGCGTCCACTTGGTGGAAAAAGGTTCTGCTGGGCTTGGCCTACGCCGCTGTTGGTGCTCTTGGTTTTTCCCTGTTCCAGGGCTGCGGCCATTCCGTGGACGTGACGCCGGAAAAGACGGTGGTATGCAAAGACGGCTCCTGCCTAGTGCTGGAACCGGGGCATATCTCCTACAGTCAGGCCCAGCCGGAAACGGATGTTCCGCCCATCGTGCAAACCATCAAGAAATAAGGCCATGTGTAAGCTCTCCGAAGTACCGGCGCGTTTCCTGGATTTTGCCAAGGCTTCCCCCGTGTTTGCCTGCGTCCTGATGTCGCTGACGATATGCGGCGGGGCATGCTGGTACATCGGGGAGGTGGTCAGCCACCACAATGACCGCCTTTGTGATCTGATGACCATGCAGACGCAGGCCCAGGTGGAGACGGCCAAGGCGATCCAACTACTTGCCGTCAGAATCGAAAACATAGAAAGGAAGCTGGAAAAGTGAATAATCTCCTGAACCTTTCCGTTCTTCTGCCTCTGATGGGGTTCGTGATGGCCGGCGTTTTTGCCGCGTGCGGAGACACAGAGGCCGGCATTGCCGTGTTCTGTTTCCCCATTGCGTGCCTTGTGTTCCTCCGATGTGCGGAACGCTGACCAACTGTAAAGTTTTTCTTACAAGTTCCCTTTATTTAATAGCCAATAGTTTACAATATGAATCCTACAGAAAGAAAGATGGCCGCGGCCATCCTCCGGTTTGAAGACAGCCGCGTTACCGGGCCTGATTCCCTGCGCGTTTCCCGCCTTCCCGCCGCCGACAAGGGCGGCAAGTGGGAGATTTGCGGCATTTGCGACGGCATTGAACCGGCCGTGTTTAACAGATTGAAGGCCCTGCTGGATGCCGGAAGACGTGAAGAGGCCTGGGAAGGTTGTCTCCAGTATGTCCTGGATAATACCGCCGCCGTGCGCTCCTGGCTGGGTTCCGACGCTTTTCCTGGCGTTGAATTCATCCTGCGGGATCATTATTTCAATTCCGGGAGCAGGAATACCGGGAAGATTTTGCAGCGCGCGCTGAATGTCCACGGCGCCGGTCTCACGGTGGACGGGATTGTCGGCCCCAGGACCCGGCAGGAACTACAGGACCAGCTGGCCGCCACGGGTGAAGCGGTGTTCCTTATCGCTCTGCAGGAGAAGCGTCAGGCGTTTTACCGTTCGTGCAAGCAGTTCCCGACCTTCGGGCGTGGCTGGTTGAACCGCTGCGACGATGCGTTCAGCGTGGCCCAGGAGCTTGTTTAATCCTTAAATCTCTATTCGTTCATGGCATTATTTCCCAAGTTTCGCGGCAAGGTGAAAGAGGCGGTCCAGATATTGGTTTCTCCGTTTGCTGATCACAAATTCAAGCACTGGCCAGCCTCCGAACTTGACCCGGAATCCCTGAAATCTCTGAAAGAGTCCATTGCTTCCGGGCGGCTGGACCGGCAGGAACAGCTCTTTATGGCTATGCTGGAAAAATGGCCGCGTCTCCGGAAGAATCTTGGGGAAATAGCAAACGCCGTTGCCCGCATGGAATGGACAGTCATGCCCTGGACGGAAAAAGGACAGCAACCGACCCCGGAAGCGCAGGAAATGGCGGAGCTTGTCGAATCTGCCTTCTGGCGGTCAGAACCGGAACCGGACACGGTAGAGCAGGGAGCAGACGATTTGCTCAAATCCCTGACCTATATGCTTACTTGCGGCAACACCGTTCATCAAATCAAATGGGCGTCGGATGATATCATCTACCCCCGCTGTTACGAGCCTCTTTCCGCTCAATTTTACGCATGGGAATATAACTACGGCAGGAAGGATCGTTTGCTCCTTTTCCGCAACGGCCTGGAAAACGACCTGGAAGGAGAAGAATTTCCCCCGGACAAGTTCCTGATTGGGCTGAATAAGGCCGACGTGTTCCACCCTATTTTTGGCGCCAAGCTCCGGTGTCTTGTGGGATGGTTCGGAGCCGCCTGTTACGGGTTGCCCTGGCTGATGACGTTTTGCGAGCTTTTCGGCATCCCTTTCCGGACGGCTAAAGTCAGGGGTGACGAAAAAGCAAAAACGGAGGCGGCGGAAATGCTGCAAAACCTTGGTTCCGGGGGATGGGCCGTCACAACGCAGAATATGGAGTTTCAGCTTCATGACGCCGTAAAGGGAGCCAACGGGCTGCCCCAGGCGGATTTGATCAAACTGGCGGACGAACAATGCGACAACCTGATCCTGGGACAAACGTTGACCAGTTCCAAAGGGGACGGAGGGGCGTATGCCCTCGGCAAAGTGCATGCCGGTATCCGCAAAGAGATCATTGAAGACGCGGGGCAGGCCGTGGCGAATATTCTCAATTCCCAACTCATTCCTGCCATCATCCACTTGAATTACGGGCATGTTCCTTCCCGTCTCCCTCAATTTGTTCCCTCTATCCGCGGCATTGACGCAGAAGCCCTGGAAACGGTTGCCAAAGCGGCGGAAATCATGGATGTAGGAGAAGAATTCGCCCGCACCATCGTCAAGATACCCAAGCCGCGTTCCGGCGAGCCTGTCTTGAGAAAAGCCCCGTCTATCGGTTCCGCTCCGGGCCAATACGGGGATGCCATTGAAGCCGCTGCCTCCGAGGGAAAAAACTAGCTCCGCTCGCCCTGGCCGTCGAGTTGGAGCAGGACGCGGAAAAGGCCGCAGAAGAAATTTTACAGGCGTGGGCCGAGCCATGCGCTGATTTTGTCCGGGAATTGATCGGCAAAGCCCGTTCCGGGCTTTCTGATCATGAATTTCGGGCGGAACTGGCCGCTGTGCTTGCCCGCCTTCCGGAAATGGACCTCACCAATGATGATTTGCTGCAGGAAGCCCTGTGGGACGCCAGCGCGGAAGCTTACCGGAAGGGGTGGGAAATCAATTGGATTGAAGACGAGATATGAACCTGACGATCGACTTGAACGGTGTTGACCCGGTAATTGCAGAAGTGAAAAAAATAGCAGCTCCGGAAAGTTTGGCGAAAGCCAATGAACGCATGGGGGAGGGAGTGAAAAGCTGGCTTTCGTCCTGGTACAGGAACAAGGCGGAATCCGGACACTTTGAAAACACGTCCCTGCCGACCCACGGGTCTGGAAGGAAGAAAACCGGGTGGGCCAACGACATTGCCCGAAACTGGTTTGCCGAGACGACGGCGGACGGTGCCCGCATCTACCTCACCGGGCAGGCAGGGGAGGGGAACGGGGGGGAACCTCTAGACCTTGCACAATCCCTGTTATTGAAAATCTACGGCGGCACGGTGACGGCCAAGCGGGCCCAGGCGCTGACCATTCCTGTCATTCCGGAGGCGCACGGCGTTCGCGCTGGCGCTTACGCCTCTATGACGGGCCGCAAACTTTTCACTCTTCGTAAAAGCATCCTCAACCTTCGCAACAGCATGACCGGCTCCGGATTGGAGCCGGGCTGCCTTTTTGAATCGGACGGGCATGGCGGAGTCAGGGCCGTCTATAAGCTCAAGAAGTCGCAGATCTTTGCGCCATGGCCGGAGGCTTTTCCGGATATGGAAGAACTTACGGGCATAGCATTCAAACACTTCATGGATGCCATGCTTGATGACGGGGGAGGTTCCGAAGACTGGATAAATTGACTAGGAGAGCTAAGCTGAAAGACGGTGTAAAATAAACCGCCGCAGAGGGGAAACTGCGGCGGAGTAGAAAAAAGATTTGTTATAGAAATAGTTTTATTTCTTTTTTAAAATATAATGTTCGGATAAGATTCCTTGATTAATTGATCCTTCTTTGTCTGACAACATTAATTTACTACCATCAAGTATTTTATAATAAGATTTTTCATTAGAAGAGGTTAGAGATAATTCAATCAAGTTTCCATTTATCAAATTATAATGACCTTTTGATTCGAAAGTTGCGCTTTTTTCTCCTTCTCCTATATATTCGCTCCTCAGTATATAAGTTTTATCCTTATTTAATGTCAGTGTCGTCTTTATACCTTCACAATCGGCAGCGGGAAGAGTTCCTTCATAAGTGCCGTAAAAATTAGAATTTTCCGACTTGTTTTCTATTTTTGTTCCACCGTTTTCAATTTGATCATGATTCTCTTGAGGAGCATTGCAACCGGTTATGACAACTAAACATGTGGCCCATAAAAAAATCATTTTCATGGTAAGTACCTTTCTTTTTTAATTAGTGTTTTTTCTTAATTCAATAGAGCAGGGACTGAGAAATCAATTCTCTCCCAATACCATTATAATATTACGTAAAACTTTGGGAGGTGGCAAGATATTATTCTCGGCCAGCCGGGATTTTATTCCTGATCGTTACGGCTTGAATATTTTGTAGCCCATTTTGCGTCTATTGCCCCATACCTCCACTGTGCCTCATCATGGGGGCATGAGTACGCTGATAACGACGGTAGCCGGCAACCACGGCAAGGCTCCCATGGCTATCCTGTGGGCCCCCAAAGGAGAACATACTATTAAATGCTCGCTCAACGGCCAGCCGGGAACGTGTGTGGTGCGGGTAACGTCCGACTGCGTTCCCCGGCTCAATGCCGACCTGGAAGCCAAGCTATCCAGCAACGTCAAACCGGTCGGGCTCTATGATCATGAGATGGGGCCCGCCTCTTACAAGCCGGGACGGTTTGTGTGGAACGAGGAAAAAGGCGTTGTGTTGGAACTGGAAGGATGGACGGAGAAGGGAAGAACGGACGTGGAAGGCGGCAATTACGGCTATCACAGCCCCCGCTTCCGGCGCGACAAGGGAACCGGGGAAATCCTCGGCCTGTTGCCGGAATCCATAGAAGTAGGTTCCTTGGTCAATGACCCCGCATTTGACGACATCGAACGCATTGCCGCCAGCCGAATGGAGGGCGACGTAGCCCATTTTGACGACGTTGAAGACCCCGGGAAACCGGGCGACAATAGAGACCTTGAGAAGCCCAAGGAGGGCCTCGACCAGCAAGACAACCATACAACCAACCGAGACATGGACATCACTAAACTCGTTGCCCTCGGCATTTTGACCGAGGAAGAAGCCAAGGCTGAAAATGCCGAGGCTATCGTGTTGGAGCGCATCAAGGCCCTGCAGGACAAAGGCAAGGCCAGCTCCGACGAATTGGAAGCAAGCAAGAAGGAGCTGGCGAAATGCCAGGAAGAAATTGCCGCATCCAGGAAGCAGGTGAAGGAACGCGCCGTCCAGGACGTTGCCGATGCCATTGCTGCGGGCAAAATCGCCCCGAAGGATGAAGCATCCAAGACCTTTTGGGAACGAGCCCTGACGGAAGACTATATTGCCGCCAGCAAGCAGTTGAACGCCCTGCCGAAAAATCCCGCATTCGATGACGTGAATGCCGGCAAGCCGGAAGGCTCCCCAAAAGAACCCGTCACGGGAACCGCGGCTCTTCGCAGCTCCTTTGAAACCGAACTCAATAACCTGAACAAGTAATATGCCCGCGAAAGAATTTATGACCCTGCTGGACGTGCTTCAGCAGGAAGGAACAGGATCTATCAAGGCCCTTGACGCAGTCCGTTCTGTTGGACTTGCATCCCCGGAAGTAACCGCGTTTCCCGTTACCGTTATTGACGGAACGCAGTACGAAATCAATATGCCCACCGGCATTCCCCGTTTCGGGTTTCGTCCGGCCAATGCCGGAGCCAAGAACCTGACGACCGAATACACCAATAAAACCGTTAAGTGTTACTACATTGACGGACCTATTGCGGTGGACAAGGCCGTTGTCACCAGCTCCGCCAGGGGGGCGCAGCTGCTCACCAAGGAAACCCGAAGCGTTACGTTGGGTGCCATGGCCTCCATTGCCCTGCAGATGTGGTACAGGCTTCCGGAACAGGAAAATGTGTTCCCGGCTATTTCTGAACAGATGGGGGATTATATGACCATTTCCGCGGATCCTTCCAAGCAGGAAGACTCGGAAGCCAACCGCGCCGACAACTCCGGAGCTTCCGCTTACCTGGTCATTTTGGGTGACGACTTCCTGCACTCCATATGGGGGAACAAGAAGACGCTTTCCATGTCTCCGGTGCAGGAAGAGACCGTGGCCAGGAATACGGAAGACGGGGAATCAGGAACAATGAGGGCCTATACTTCCCGTTTGGAAGGCTGGACGGGCATTGCCGTGGAATCTCCGTTTTCCGTGGCCCGCATCAAGAACATCAGCGCCCAGCATCCCTTGACGGACAAACTTGTCGCCAAGGCGAAGAGCCTGTTTCCTGCGGCCTTGCGCGGCATGATTTCCTATGTGGTTATGAACGGCAATGTGAAATTGCTGTTGCAGGAATCCAGAACCCTTACGCCTGCCACCGGAAACGGCGGAACGGGCATGATCGCCCCTGAACCCGATTCCGTGATGGGAATCAAGATTCTGGAAGTGGATTCCCTGCTTGATGACGAATCACTGTCCAGTGTCCGCGCCGCATTTGCGGAAGACTTTTTCCGCGCCCGTCGCAACTCCCTTGCCCTCAAAAATTAACCTTTTATCCGCAGAAAGGAGAAACACACCACATGATGAAGAATATGTACCGCAATGACGAAGCGCTTACGATCCGTCTGAAGATGCCGGGAACCGGAAAGACGGTAACGTCTGCCCCGATTCATATCGGACAGAAAGGAGGCATCGACAGCGCTGTCATTTCATTGAAGCACGAAGAGCTTCCCGCGCTGGACGCCGGCAAGACGATGACCCTCACCGTCGAATCGTCCGAGGACGGTGATGCCTGGACGGAACTGGATTCCCCGAAGCTGGTTGCGACGGGGGGTGAGAGCAATGGTTCCGGCTCCGGAGAAGTGTTCATGCGCGTTCCGTTGGAGGCCGGCCCCTGGCTGCGCCTGAAAATCGCAGCTGAAACGTCCGCAGGCGACAGCACGGCACAGGAAGCCGTCCTTGCCGTCAAGGTATAACCTTATTGAAACAATGGCCCTCGTAAGGATTACTCCGGAAGCGGTTGCCCGCTATTGCCTGGACAAGGAAATTACTTCCATTGCCCGGGACAAAATCAGCGACATCATCCGCGAGGTCTGCAACGAGGTGGCGGCTGCAGTCAACTCCTGCCCCAGAAATGCCAGGATTGCGATGGATTCCAGTTCCGTTCCCGCGGAGTTGGTATTCACCACCTGCATTCTGGTGCGGGATGCCGTCACCAGCTCCGTGCCAGGTTCAAGCGAATCCCTGCAGGGGACGGCGCGGGCGGCTCAATATCAGGATGCCCGCGCGAAACTCCGCGCCGTGGCTGCCTGTGAAGTCGAGTTTGCCCCCTACGATGGGCACCAGCCCAGCAACGTCATTTACGGAGGGCCGAAACACCAGGATTGGAGCAATCCGATATGAAGAAAACCCTGAAGAAGTCGCCTGTCATTGCATTTGCGGAAGTCCTCTGTCAGCGGGCCGTGGAAATTTGCTCCGCGGCCAACAACGGGGAAGACCCGGAAATCATTATTAAGGCATGGGACGGTTCCTTTGAGGAAGAAATCAAGAGGGTGACCGGTTCCCTGGAAACCGTCATCGTCATGGAGCGTCCGGAAATTGTTCCGGACAAGTTGAGCAGGAGCGGCAAAAGCACGGCCAGATGGCACGTCACCGTGGAGAGCAACCCGCTTCTGGACGGTGACGGCTGGGACGCCGACGACCTTGCCGACATCATCCAGGAGGGCTTTCACAAGTGGCGCCGCAACCATGCCCGGCTGATGATGACGGAGGTAATCGTTACCAGCTCCAAGCCGGCTCTCGCCAAAATCCTGAAAAAGTCCATCGTCCTGACGATGGAAACAACCCTGATTATCAAACATGGCAACTAAACCCACCACCGCCGCGGCCCAGGAGGCCGCTACTGCTCCGGCGCCCCGCATCGTCAAATGCCGGGTGGCCGTCAACAAGCTGGAACTCCCTCACGGCATCGCCGCGCGGGGAAAAATCGTCCACATCCCGGAAGACGTGTACAAAGTCCACGCCGACGCCGGGAAAGTGACCTTTATTGACTACGTAAGAAGCTAACAACCATGTCAGAACTCTACAACAAGGAAATGCTGGTCGGCACCTTTCTCGACCTGTGCCCGTTCGGAACGACAGTCACGGCCGAAAGCGGCACGGACACGGTGGACGAGCATTTCAAGCCGGCGAAGGACTCCGACGCCTGGATGATGGCCAACGAAGTCATCGACTACAAAATCACGCCGACCACGGAAGACGACGCCCGCACGGTATTTTCCCGCGACACGACCTCCTATGTGACGCGGAAGAACACCAAAGTGACGGGCAACACCATCGAGATTAACTCCACGGAGGTTAATCCGGTCTGCTGGCAGGTGATTTACCAGTGCGACAGGCTGGAAGCCGGGAAGGAAGTGCAGCCCTTTTCCCGGAACATCTACGGGCAAAAGGTATGGGCGCGCCTCACCAAATACCAGGAAGACAAAAAAGAAATGATGGTCCTGGAAGTCGCGGCGCTGCTCAAGGTGGAAATCCCCACGGAAAACAACAAGCTGATCACGCCGAAATTGACGCTTGAAGTGATCCCGTCCTCCCTGAATTCCCTGACGCCCACGGAAGAAATCGCCTTCCCGGCCTCCGCCGGAGCGTGACAGCCGGGGCCGCCCCTCTGTTTGCATGGGGAGGGGCGGCCCCTGTTTCCCCCCACCATTATTGAGGCATGGACACGACCGTCTCTCCCTTTTCCATCACCTTTGACGGGCGCCCCGTCGTGCGCGCCGGGGAATTCCTGCTTGACTCCCTGCCGGAACACGCTTTCCCGGTGCAGTTCGGCACGTCCGCCACGCCGATCATCAACAGCCCGTTCCCCAGGCTGGACGCATTCGGCAACCTGTCCCTGTCCTTCACCATCTCCACCGTGCGGGAATGCGCCTCCCACATGGACGCGTGGAGCGCCTTTTACGAATGGCTCAACGAATGGAAAACGGCGGGGAAGGGGGAATGGGCCTGGACCGACGCCTGCGGCCGTGAACAGCGCTTTGAAGCCGTCATCGCCGATGCCGAGCCGAAGGTTCAGGGCCTGCGCCTTATTGTCTCCTACAACTTCACCCTCGGCCGCCCCCTGTGAAAACCCTTGACGTATCTTCCGCCGACTTCCTGGACATGGCCGAAAGCCCGTCCTACAACCGGCTCTCCTTCGGGGGAGCCTCCGTCTCCTTCCGCGCGCCGGTCTCCCGGTTTGCCTCCTGCCCGTTTGAAGAAGGGGAAATAGTGAAAGTCGTCTGGCGCGGGAAAACCCTGCTCATCGGACCGGCCATCGACCTGGAACACTCCCTTGAAGGAACCTCCGAGAGCTGGGACATCAGGATTTGCGATTACTGGTGGAACCTGAGCAACATCCAGTACTTCGCGAATGGCCGCGCCAACGGCATCTTTGCCGAATACCGCCAGGGCACAGGCGGAAGCGGTCAGGAAAAACAGGCGACCGCGAACATCCGGGACGCCCTCTCCGGAGTCCTGGACCACGCCGTCAGCACGGCCCTGGTCCCTATCAAATACGACCTCCGGATCGACAAGGATGCCGAAATCATTCCGTTTGCCTACGCGTCGGAAACGTATGCCTCCCTGCTTTCCAAGATCCAGCAATGGCGCCCCAACATGGCCGCGTGGTTTGAATACGGCGCGGATGACTCCGCCACGCTGGTCATTGCCGACCATGCCGCCCTGCCGGATGTCGTGCTCGACCTGTCCGCCGTGGACGTAAGCGCCCTGTCCCTCAAGGCGCGTCCCGATCTGGTGCCTCCGGCCGTGGGGCTGACCTGCAACGCCTCCGTTATTTCCCGGGTTCAGCGCGCGCTGGCCGTCTATCCCTCAGGCGCCTCCCTGTCCCAGCTCTATGTGGTGACGGCGGAAGTGGACGTTCCGGGCGGCGTCAAGGTCTCCGACACTGCCGGGCAATACAGCCCTGCGGAAACGGGCTCGCTGGGTTACGACGCCCCGCGGATGATTGTCCGGGGAGACAAATTCCCGACCGGCACGGCCCAGTGGGCGGCCCGCGTCAAACGCTGGGCTCCGGCCCTGGAGGATTGCGCCGGCCTGGAAGTGGCGGCCAGTCCGAAAATCACGTCCATCACGCCGGCTGACGCGGAACACCGGGGATACAGCAGCGCGGCCATCACCCACGAACTGACCTCCGGCCAGATCAACGGAAAGAGCGCGAGAATCAAATGGGGCAAGGTCCGGGTGGATTTGCGGGTGCGGGCGACGGATCCCCCCGACACGGTGAAACAATATTTTCCGGAATACGGCGGAAAATCCGGAACCGGGGACCGCTGGATCGGAACATTGACGTTTGAAGTGACCACGACGAATGTCGGCTACGCATCCTACCGGGTGGACAGGGCAGGGACGGTGGAAAGTGTGTCCGACGACGGCGGAAGCTCCGGAGACGACGAAACATCGGGCAGCTACGACACCTCCGCACTGTATAAAAATTTCCTGAAATCCTACTACGAAGCCACCCGCGCGTTGCCCTATGACGGATCCGCGACCGTCCACGACGACTTTGACCAGGTCTGCGGGGGGCGCCTCTCCATCACGGGAGGGTTGAAAGAATGGGAAGCCATGCGGTCCGTCATCCAGGAAATATCCCTCGACCTTAAAACGGGAGTTTCCGACGTGACGGTGGGGGCCCCGGAACAGATCTCCCTGCAGGACTCCATCGACCGGAGCCGGCAGCTTGCCGAGGCGCTGCGCCGGACGGCCTGGGCGGATTCGTCCACGTCCGCCGGGGGCGGTTCTTCGGGCGGAGGATCCGGCAGCGGAGGCGGAGGCTCTTCCGGAGCGGACGATGAAGTCCCGGAGCTTCCCAGCGTCGGGCCGTCCGTAAAACTGCTGCAGGCCCAGGAGCCTCCCGCGTGGGGAACCAGCGCCGTCGAGGTGGGATTCCAATGCCGCCTGTCTTACGGGAGCGACGGCAAGGTGTCCGACGCCTACATCCGCCAGGGGAAGGCTATCTATGCCGGCAACTATATCGGGGGGCTGCTTCCGGAGGGGGACGGTTCCGGGGGCTGGGTGAAAAGCCCCGTCACCTCCGGGGAAATCTGGCTCAAGATCCAGCTGGACAAGGACGCGAAATACCTCGGATCCTCTCTGTCCGCCGCGGGCGGCGTCTCCGACCCCGTCAGGCTCGCGGAGGAAGACCGGGAAACCCCTTATGAATATTATTTCCATCTGGCCACCATCGACGGCAACAAGGTGGTGCAGCACCAGGCGGGCACGGTTTATCTCCTAATCCACCCGGGAACCTTCGGCCCCTCCGGAATGTCATGATCAGGATATACACCTTCACCTATGCCGGAGACGCGCAGGAAGCCGTGGCCTGCGTCCGGTGCGCCAGGACGGCTCTTCCGGAGGCGGTAGTTACGGTGGTGGACGACAGCGCCGCCCCGGTACCCCCGGAGGCCAGGAGGGCTCTTGTAGCGTATGGGGCGCGGTATCGCCGGAGCTCTTTCCCCCGCTGCGGCAACCTGCGCGGCCCGGAGTGCGTCCGGGGAATCATTACCACGCTGGCCAAGGGGGCGGCGGATGGCGATACCGTCGTCAAGATTGACTCCGACACGGCGCTTCTGTCGGGCGGATGGATCCGCGATATGCAGCATAACGGTCTTGCGCTGCACGCCGCCGGATACCGGGTCCCCCGGAACCCGTCCGAACGGTCCGCCTACGGAAATTGCTACGCCCTGAGCGGCCGGACGGCCAGGATGGCCGCAGAAGCTCTGGAATGCGCCGCTATCCCCCCGCTCGCCCCGGAAGACCTAACCATCTGCCGGGCCGTCATGGACGTCTGCGGACGGGAGCGTGTCCGGCTTGACGAGCCGTGGACGCCCCGGAACCGGGCCGGGCGGTGGTCCTGGTGGAACTGGGACAGCCGGACGGCGAATCCGGAGGACTATGCCCGCAGCTATGACGTGGTGAGCGTCGGCAATCCCCTGCCTCCCCACGTTCCCAAAAGCGCCCGCCGGGAAGTCATGCTCGCCCTGTGCGACGCCCGTTTGAATCCATGAATGCTTCGGCAACCACGGATATGCCCCCTTTCAAACTACCCGTTGAAACAACAACAGCCAACCAAATAAAAACAATCAATAAAACCATGTCAGACAGAGACTTGAACATCAACATCAGAACGACCGCCGACACCTCCGGAGCCGACCAGACAACGGAAGCCATCAACAAGACCAGGGAAGCCGCCCAAGAAGCCGGCGGAAGCGCGGACGCCATCAACCAGGTAACCGACGCCCTGAACAACGTCAAAACGGCCGCTGAAGAAACCGGCGCCGCCATGAAGGACGGCATGGGGACGGAATATGAACAAGCCCTGGAAAACGCCAATTCCAAACTTGACCAATACGCCGACGCCCTGACCGCCGCCGGCTCCCGGATGAAAGCCGCCTTCAACGACAACCCGGGATTGACCGGGTTTATTGATGAAGTCACCAACGCCGTGCTGACCTCCGAGGAATTCAGGAAGAAGCTGGAACAGGTGGATGACGTCTTTGAAGTCCTCAATAACAAAATGTCTGATTTGGACCTTGGGGCGAAATGGGGAGATGACCTTGACGAAAACCTTCAACAAATCATCGACGGCTACAACAAGGAAATGGATGCCGCCGACAAGGCCGCGGAAAAGGCGGAAGCCGCGGAGGCCCGGAAGCAGCAGGCCGCCGCCGCCACGGTGGAACGGCTGGAAGCCAACAACCGCCGCGCCTCCGCCACCTATGAAGAACTGCAGGCCGAACTGGAATCCTACATTGCCAAACTGGAAGAAGCCCGGAAGGCCGGGGACAACGTAGCCCAGGCGGACGCCCTGAAGAATATCCAGGATTTGGGACGGCGCATCAAGACGGCCGGGGATGCCGGACAACTCACTTCCACGCAGGTCAAGGGGCTGGCCGGGCAAATCACCATTGCGGCAACGCGCATCCTGGGCATGTCCAGCGCCCTCCGCGGGGCGATCCCGTTCATTCATTTATTCGGAGCCACCATCAAAACGGCGATGGGGCCGTTGGGCTGGGCTATGCTGCTGATCCAGGGGCTGACCGCCGGCATTACCGCCCTGATTGACCATTTCAAGGCTAAGAGTGATGAACTTGACAAGGCCGCCGAGAAGGCAAAGAGGAAGCATGATGAAATCAACCAGTATTTGAGGGATGCTGAAAAAGGCCGTCTTGCGCTTGTCCAGAAAACGAAACAGGAAGAAGCGGCCCACGTCATCAACCGGGAGTATGAACAACATATTAAAAACATTACTTATGAATATGAGAAACAGACCCGGGAAATTGAATATCAGCTCACCCTACGCAAAATGGAGATTGCCGAGAAGCAGGGGGCGGACACCTGGAAAAACAAGATGCAGCGTTTGGAAGTGGAAGAACAGTACCAGGACGGGAAAATCGGCAAGCATGAAAGAAAGTACAGGCTTTTGCTTCTGGATCAGGAGCTTGAAAGGATAACGGAGCGGGCCAGGATTCAAACGGCCCATGAAGAAGACCTTGCCTTGGCTGACAAGCAGGGGGATGCGGAAGGGAAAAGAAATACAGCTTTAGGTGAAGCTTCACGCCTGCAAAATGTAAAAATGTCTCTTCCAACTGTAGAGGAAATGGCGGGGATTTTTAAGAAACAGAGTGAAGCGCAAAGGGAAGTACAATCATGGGATAAAAGAATAGAAGAAGTTGGAAAGAAGCTTTCTTCAGTAAAAGAGACTATAAATGGTATCCCCGATTTTTTGCCAACGCCCGAAAAAATGATAAAAGAAATGGAAGAACTTGAGAGAGAAAAGGGGAAATATTTAGAAGCTAGGAAACCAGCACAAAATTCGCTCAATAATTCAGTAAATCATGTTTCTTATATTCAAGAAAGACTAGAGGAAGAAGGTATATCATTTCAGCCTTCTTATGGTGTAGGCAAGGACGGGAAGCCTGTTACCGACGAACAAAGAACCAAAGAATATAAAACCTCTCTCGAAAAAGTTGAAGCCAGACAAAAAACAGCTGTGGAGGAGGCCGGAAAGCACCAAGAAGAATTAAATGGTATTTTGAAAGAGCGTGTTATTGTTCAAAAAGGAATTTTACGACTTGAAACGGAAGAAGCGAGAAATGAACAAGCTCGAAAGAAAGAATCTAGAGTTGGGGAAAAGGAATGGAAAAATGATGATAAAAAAGAAGAGCAAAAAGCAGAAAAGAAACTCGAACGGGAGAGAAAACAGGAGCTTAAAAGGCTTCAACAGGAACAGAAGCGGGAAACTGACAAGGCTATTAAAACTTTTGTGGAAGGTTTTACCATCAACGCCGGCAAGAGCGCTACTCCACATCAAGCTTCTTTAGTCCACAAGGCTATTGACGGCATTAGAAAAGATATAGAACGCGCCGCGGCTGATGGATTCATTGACCCTGTAGAAATGCGAGAGATAGGCAAGCTTTATGCCGCTAAGCTCGAAGAATTGGGAGTTGCGTCAAGACGAGCCATTGAAGGGCTTGGTAATCAATTAAATAGTAAACTCGGTGGGATTAATGCAGAAATCAAAGCTATTAAAAAGTGGGCCAACACCACGGAGAGGCAAAAACGCCCTGGTGGTGCGGTGAATGTACCTTTCCGCTGATAGTTTTTCCCTTTAGTATTTTCTTTTTCATGGTATGGTCGTCTTATGGGTACAGTCATTATTTTAATTGGTGTTATTTTGCTTACCACCTTTGGAGTGTATTTAGCGCGGAAAACAGCAGTTGGTTTAAAGGATGAACAATCTTCTTCCTACGGAATAATAAAAAATGAGGAACGTCATTCCTTAAAATACTACGTTGCTTCACCAGAAGGAAAAACAGAAGGTCCTTTTCATCCAGAGACGTTAGAGGTTTTGGCTCGACGTAAGAGTATCACTTTTGAGACCCTTATATGCAGGGAGGGGGGAAATGAATGGATAAAGTATGGGGAGTTTCTTTCCTCCGCAACTCACGAAAAGTCAAATTCCTCTAAAATGAATATTTGTGCTGAATCAGAAAGAACCCGGAGAAACAACTATTCAGCAAGCGGAGTATCCGAAGCGTTCCGGTGGGTGGGTATCGTTTGCTTTGTACTGGCTATAATTATTCCTCTTATACTTTTGTCCTCAGGGAGCGACCAGAGCATTTTCGCTGCTTCCATTTTCCTTGTGCTTGCCCTATCTGGGCTGGGATGGATTGGAGTTGCTCATATTATTTCCCTCTTAGAACAGATTGCCGAGAATACGAGGAAGAAATGAGTTGTAGGATCATGAAATAGGTACCATGACTTTTACACATACTGGTTGCGGAAATGACACTAAGTGTTATTTTTTTTCTCATGGTAGATGCTGCCATCTTTAGTATAGATCGAAATTACCAGATTGAAAACCATAAAAAGATAAAATGATGAATAACGACGATCAAATAACTATCTTGCAAAGCCATTTTGATTCCATTGTCCGCACGGATTCGGAAGCGTCAGTAGAATTCTGGTACGCTCGCGATCTACAACCCTATTTGGGGTACAAAGAATGGCGTAACTTTGAAACTGCGATTGATAGAGCGAAACAATCATGCAAAACGTCTGGCTTTCAATGTTCCGATCATTTTGTTGAAGTCAACAAAATGATCGTCGTAGGGAAGGGCGGGCAACGGGAAGTGTTAGATTATAAACTCACCCGTTATGCCTGCTACCTCATTGCACAAAACGGCGATCCGTCCAAAAAGGAAATAGCTTTTGCGCAGTGCTATTTTGCGGTTCAAACAAGGCGGCAAGAATTGATTCAAGACCGTATGAACCTGCTGACGCGTCTTGAAGCAAGGGAAAAGCTCAAGGAATCCGAAAAACGGCTATCCCAAAATATTTATGAACGAGGGGTAGATGATGCAGGCTTTGGACGCATTAGGGCTAAAGGTGACCAGGCTCTTTTTGGAGGAAAAACAACAAGTCAGATGAAAAACCAGTTGGCAATGCCTCAGAATCGACCTTTGGCAGATTTCCTTCCTTCTGTAACCATTGCGGCAAAGAGTCTGGCTACTGAAATGACTAACTACAATGTAGAAGCAAATGATCTCCAAGGAGAACCAAACATTACACGTGAACACATACAAAACAACAAGGGAGTTCGTGAAATGTTGGTGGGACGTGGAATCCATCCAGAGAAACTCCCCCCTGAAGAAGATATCAAGAAGTTGGAAAGACGTGTCAAATCAGATGAAAAGCGAATAGAACAATCATCCAGGCTATCCATAGAAAAAAAGAATTGTTCCCGGACAAAGACGAAATCGGAAAATCATGAATCAAAATGAAATAAAACGTCTTGCCCGTCCTTACGCAAGGCTTATCAGATGGAACGACGAGGATGAATGCTTTGTTGGTTCCCTGCCTGAATTGGATGGAGATTGTCAACGCTGATTAAATGGGAAAGTGGTCAGCGGCGGCCCAGTGGTTCTTCTGCTCGCCTTCTGGAGCTTGTCAGCAAGCATTCCGAACTTCTCCAAGCCTGATAAATCTGGCATGCCGCTTCCATACAAAAAGAAATACGAGAAACGATAAGAAACGGGCATAAATCTTCACGTTTGAAATTCTCTGTGGCGTAATATTGGCGTAATAATAAAAATGTAATATTATAATAATAAATATATTATGCGTATTTATTAGTTCTCTGTTAATCACTAGGTCGTTGGTTCGAGCCCAACCGGGGGAGCCACTAATTTTCTAAGCCCTGTAATTTTAATGGATTACAGGGCTTCTTTTTTGTCTGTTTTGAGGCTGGGAAGGTGAAAAACCGCGGAAAAACAACCATAAGTGCTGACTAAATGTCATTTTTTGATTCCGTTCTGGCATGAAATTGGCGTTTCGGGGAAAATCATAAAACGCCTAAAGTCTAATCTGACGGCATGATTAAGGCGTGTACCGGCATATTCATGTTTGGACAGCATCCCGGATTGCAAAAAGGGAAACACGGTTATTTTTCCTTCAGGAGGGAAATGATGGATGTATCGTCTGCCTGGAAGATGCGGTTCCGGAAAGAGTATTGGGGGAAAGATGTTGGAACCGGAAAATGGCTCTGAGTCGTACATTTTTTCGTTCACCTAATTTTAAGCAAGTTATGATTTTTGTATCTCCGATTTTGGAACCGTGCATTCCAACGCAGCGTCTTGAATGCTGCACATAGCGCGGATGTTGCGGAGAAGGAAAGGAGGTCATGGCGCAATGCATAAGGCATTTCTGGAATGGTGTTGCTCGCTAAAAAGCGCAGGTATTTTGAGAAGGAGGGTGATGACAATAAAATTACTGAAATAATTGCAGTAAAAACATTGACCCGCCGCAATAATTCAGTAGGTTGGTATTGTTGACGGAAAATAACGGACGATAAGCTGCTGCGCATTTGAAAACATGAAAAAACATGATGTTGCTTATTTATGCAGAAATGAAGGCGTTGCAACCCTGTTTGAAAGAACAGGGGATATCCCTATGAGCTGCAAGCTGCAAGAGTGGTTTCAGGGAAAATGCATGGCTTCCGGCGATCATATCCGGGCCGACGTGTTCCCGTCCGGCAGGGGGCTGGCGGCGGATGGCGAAAGACAGGCTTTGGAAAAGTTGTGAAAACATATCTGGATAAAAATGTTTATGAGGCGGCTTTAGAACGCATAGCCTATTGTTTCCAAGAGTTTGACAATGTCCTGGTGTCTTTTTCGGGCGGCAAGGACAGCGGCGTCATGCTTAATCTCTGCTATCGTTACGCCGCCGAACAGGGCCTTCTGGATAAGCTGTCCATGTATCACCTTGATTATGAGGCCCAATATCAAATGACGACCGAATATGTCACCAGAACATTTCTGGAGCAATTCCCCGGCATTCGTAAGATGTGGTACTGTGTACCGATCAGGGCCCAGTCCGCATGCTCCCTGGGGGAACCTTACTGGACGCCGTGGAGCGCCGCCCAGAAAAAACTGTGGGTGCGACCCATGCCGGAAAATCCCTATGTAATCAACGAAAAGAATCTGGACGTCCCGTTCCGGCACGGTATGGTGGACTATGAATTCCAGGATAAGCTTTCACGCCATTTTGCCAAAAAACACGGAAGTACTGCCGTCATGGTAGGGCTGCGGGCGGATGAAAGCCTCAACAGATACGCCGCCGTTGCCCGCGGCAATAAAAGGACGTCTTATGAGGGAAGGAAGTGGATTACACGGGCTGATGCCGTGACCGTCAGCGCCTACCCTCTTTATGACTGGCGCGTCAGTGACGTCTGGACGGCCAACGCCCGTTTTGGTTTTGACTATAACCGCCTTTACGATCTCCTGTACCAGGCAGGCCTTACGATCGGGCAAATGCGGGTGGCAAGCCCGTTTAATGACTGCGCCCAGGAAAGCCTGAAGCTTTACAAAGTTATTGATCCTGCCAACTGGGCGCGCATGGTCGGGCGCGTCAACGGCGTCAACTTCACAGGTTTGTACGGAGGTACGACGGCCATGGGCTGGAAAACCATCAAACTGCCGCCCGGCCATACCTGGAAGTCCTATTATGAATTCCTGCTTTCCACAATGAACGAGAAAACGGCGGAACACTACAACAACATTTTGGAGAGGTCTAAAAAGTACTGGATGAAAGGGGGCACCGTCGATCCCGGAACTGCCGATGAAGTGCTGGCCGCCTATCCTCTGGCGACCGTGACGGGAAAGTCGGGCCGTTACGTCGACCGCGACGTCATTCAGTTTATGGGCTATCCCGACGACATGCCGGTCAGCAATTTCCGGCAGGTGCCTTCCTACAAGCGCATGTGCATCTGCATCATGAAGAATGATTACTTTTGCAAGTACGCCGGGTTCGGTCCAACCAAGGGAGCGATTGCCCGGCGCCGGGCCGCCGTCAATAAATACCGCAATATTTTATGAAAACCTCCTATCAATCCCCCGTTTACAAAATCCGGCGCGTTCCCCTGGACCAGATACGTTCCAATGCCTATAACCCGAACAGCGTAGCTCCCCCCGAAATGAAGCTGCTCTACCAGAGCATCAAGGAGGACGGTTATACGATGCCTATCGTTTGTTATAAGCTGGAGGACGGGACCTATGAAATCGTGGACGGGTTCCACCGCTGCCAGATCATGAAGACTTACCGCGATATTTACGAACGGGAGGGTGGCATGATGCCGGTGGCCGTAATCGACAAGCCTCTTGGAAACCGCATGGCTTCCACCATCAGGCACAACCGTGCCCGGGGATCTCATAATATCGCCCTCATGACCAATATTATCCAGGAGTTGACGGAGGCAGGCATGTCGGATGCGTGGATACTCAAAAATCTGGGGATGGATGCGGAAGAATTGTTGCGCCTCAAGCAGCTCAGCGGGATTGCCTCCCTGTTCCGGGACGAGGAATTCAGCCGGGCATGGGAATCGAAATAATATCAACCCGGAATCCATGAATAAATATGTCGCTCAACTGCTGGAAGTCATTCAGAAGAAAACAGGCTGTGACACGAGCGGCGCCGTGCGCTGGCTGGCGAATCAGGCCGGGGTGTCGGAAAGAACGGCATGGTACTGGAAACAGCAGGAGAAACTGAGAAAGGCAACGGAAAAGAACCTCGGCAGAATAGCCGAAGAATTGAAAAAATGAGTGAAATTCCTCACGCCATGCCATTGAATGTTGCAGGGCGCCCGGTTTTTCTTGTTTAATGTGCAGTCTTTTTAAATGGCGGCATGGGTTAGATTGCCGGGGTGCGCCGGCGGGATGTTCTTCCGCTCCTGGCACGGCAGCGAATAAAGATGTTCCGGAGCGGGGCAATGATACAGCCTGTTTACCGTTGTTCCGGACAGGTTGGAATAGGTTCGGGAATTGTGTTCCTTCATGCCGGAAAATATGATGGCCTGTTCCAGAACAGGCTGTCCACAGATGACCGCATTCATCTGTTTCCGGCCGTGTGAACAGTGCGGGAACGGTTTCTCTAAAGAGTAGTTGCATCCTGATATTTTTTGGATTATATCATTTTTCATGAAATGGCTTTTGATTTTCCTGATAAGTCCCTGCATGGCTTTTGCTGAAAGTATCAGGGGAGTCGTGATTAACGTGATTGACGGCGACACGGTCATCCTTCTGGAAAGGACGCCTGAACAAATGCGTACGCACCGGATACGGCTTGAGGGAATTGATACGCCAGAAAGGGGGCAGGACGGGTATGAAGGCGCCAAGGAATACCTGGAAAAGCTGATTTGGGGAGAGACGGTTACAGTCCGGTATACCGAGAATGACAGGTACGGCCGTATTTTAGGGGAAATATGGCATGGAAAAATGTTCGTCAACGAAGAGATGGTGAAGGAAGGATGGGCGTGGATTTATAAAAATTTTTCCGCCAGCCGAAAGCTCGTTTTTCTTGAAAGGGATGCCAGAAAGGCCCAAAAAGGCATCTGGTCTGACCCGAATCCCATATCTCCGTGGGAATGGAAAGCAGCAAAAAGAAAGGAAAAATCTAAGGGAAAAAATACTGGGGAGATTTCTTATTAA